GGCTTGCATGTCCCCCGGCACCTGTTGCGTTTGCACCAGCGGAGCCATGGCGAATGCCGCGACATCTCGATGCAACAGCGCGTTCAGGACGTAGTCTCCTTTGAACGTGAGGGCCGCGTTATCGGCATAGGCGTACTGCACAGTTGGACTGGGTGTGATCACGTTGGTGCTGTAGCTTTTCACCGTGTAGGTCTGCGTCGATCCGGCGATGACGAAGATATCCCCGACCACAGGCGCACCGGATCCCCCGTCGATGGTGATCGTGGTGTCTCCAACCGCCACGGATGCATCATTCACCAGCCAGGAACTGGGGCTGTTGGTTTCGGTATGCGTCGGCACATTCTGCGACATGAGCCAATTGGCCCCCATCTTGTATCCGATATCGCCAGCAATGATCACACCCTTGCCGCCGCCATATGACGCATCCTGAAAGGGCCGCAACGCCAACGCATTGGCTTCTGCATCCGCATCCAAGATCACAAAGCGATCATTCATGGGCATCAACTGGTTGTTGGCAATGGCTCGCGCATCCAGATACTGACTGACATCAGACGCGAAGGGCGTGGTGCCGGCGGTGCCGGTGTAGCCATACAGACCACCCGCCGAATCAAACAGACTCCAGAGGTAATCATCAATGTTGTTGGCCAAGGCTTTGATCGCCTCGCTCAACTGCATGGGGATGATCCCCTTCAGCGTTTGCGCGATGGCTTTATCGTCCATGGCAAATGGAGCCTCGTACCACTGATCGAGGGTGACCGAGACGGATGTGGGGGTGATCGCTGTCACCGCTGGCGGTACCACGTCCGCTGTCACCGATCGGGCAGTGATCGCAGACGGCACAGCCACGTTGACCGTCGCCCCCTTACGGGAACCGACGATCTCCTGCTCATACTCTCGATTAAGGATCTTCGGCAGTACGACTTGCTGCCGCAAGGCATCCAGACCCATGGCAACCACAGTCTGGAGGATATTCGTTGTGACCATTGTTCCAGCCATCAGAAAACTCCTTTGTTAACCTGCAAACTTAGTCAACAGAGCAGCATCCCCGATGCTGTGATCACGTACCCCGTACGCAATCGGGGAAAGCGATGCCCCCGGCACCCTTTCCCTCTGTATGGTCAAATTATTCGTTCACGATCACCATCTTCCCGTCGCGGATCTCCGCGCCGAATTCTCCCAACTGCTGGGCAGTGGGGTTGCGGAGTTCCCGCGTTCCCGGTGGCAGTGGCGTCGTGGCGTGGGTGGCATTAGTATGTGCGCCCCCGCCATTACTAGCCCCAAACGCGAACCCAATATCCCGCGTTTGGCGCGTCATCCACTCGCCAAGCGTAAGCGAGTCCCCCGGGTTGTCCGTGCTATACACCCCCGGTTTGGCAACCAGGGCATCCCCGTCCATGTTGAAGGTTTCTTTGGCGCGGCTCACCACGAAATCAAACGCGGCATCCTGTACCCCCGCTGCGCGGAACTGGGTGAGAACCGCATGGCGCAGACTCGCATCTGACACCTTCTGATCAGCGGCTTGTCGTGCGGTCTTTTCATCGATCAACAGTTGCCGCAGCGGATCCAGTTCGGTCGTTTTAAAGGAAGTCAACGCCGCACTCACCGCATCATCGACATCCGAGGCTTTGGTGACGCCCTTTTTCTGGAGTTCTTGCACCTTGGACAAAGCAGATCGCGCTTCGTCCGGGTCTAAATCCTTGAAGGCTTCCAGCTTGTGTGCCGCTTCGGTCGCGGCTTCGAGGTCTGCCCGTAGCTTAGTGTTGTTGTCGCGAAACTCGGCCACCTTGTTGACCTGTTCCACATGCGTGTCCCGCGACACAAACCCCTGTGGTTCACCCTCCAGATCCAGCACAAACCGTCCATCGACAGACGTGTAGTGCGGTCGCAGGTCTTCTGCTACCTGATCCAAGCTATCCACCACTGGTTTTAATCCCATTCGTTCTCCCTCACTCTACCTTCTCCACCCGTTCTGTCAAGTCCCGTAATTTCCGCTTATGCATCTCCACCCGTGCATCCAAGACCTTCCCCACCAACGCATTCAGCACCCGATCCCGGTCTTCTCCCGCTGCGATCTTGGCGCGTGCTTCGTCCAGATCTTTCCCAGACGGACCCACATCGACCAGAATGACCCCCTCCAGGGGTTGCACAAAGTACTCCGATCGATCATTAGGGGATTTTGGGACAGCCACTGCGCGGTACCAGTTGGATAACTTCCGTGATTTTTCCAGCTAATGATACACGTTTCCGGCCCAGGATCTTCCACTTCTGCCCGTGGGGAATCAAAAATTCGTACTCTCTATCTTTGTATTGGCTGATCTTGTTGATATACGCCCCGCAATTGGGGTGGATCTCCAGCGTGTACCGTTTGTAGAATCGCGTGGAGGGGTTCACGGATGTCGATTGGAAGCCCGTGAGATCCACCACGTCCCCATCCTTAAATGGCCACCCATCCACCCCACGCCAGACCACCAGATCATCCGGGGGTTTGGGTGCTTCAACCAGAAATTTTTGCACCCGTCTACTTGCAGCAGACCACCGTGGGGTGGATTCTCCGGCGGCATTCTTCAAGCGCAACCCACGATTCATGCCGGTATGCCCGGTTGCGGTATAGGAACGCACCGCACTTTCGACTTCCAAATCTGAACCGGCCACCTTGGTGACATAATCGCGATAACGCCTAGACAGGCGGCTGACGCGAGCCGGATCATCTTTTCGGATTACGTTCTCCGCTGGGAACGTGAACCCGGAATCAACATCCGCAGCGATCGGTGGTTTGTCCACCGCCTTGATCTTGCGGATAACCCGGCGCACGTTGTTGACGTTGAGATTGAGAGCAGCGGCGATGTCCTTGGGTTTCTCCCCCGCTTGGAATCGCTTCCAGATATCCGCGTCCCGTTCACTCAGGACAAGAGTGGTGGTTTCTGAGTTCTGTGCAGCATTCAACACCTTTTGTTTTTGCGCCGCCAGCAACTCCGTGCGTTTTTTTATGAGTAATTTATACCGTGCCTCAAGCATTTGCGCGACTTTGGCGCGGACTTCCGGCGGTACCTCTGGGTGGGTTTTCTTCACAAACTCAGCCCAGCTCCCGTATTTCTTATCGACTGCGATCAACTCATCGATCTGGGCGATGACCTTATTGCCGAGATCATCAGCTCGCTCCACGCCCGCTTTTTGGAAGACTTGGCGGTAGTAGGGATTAGTCTTGATGAAGTTATCCCACTCTGTGATCTCATTCAGCACGGAAGCCGGTTTCAGCACACCTTTCGCACGGAAGAGAAGCGATCCCCCCTGATCAATCCGCACGATCTTGCCGCTGGCGAGCCGCACCACGTTATCCAGGCCGGTCCCCACAGCATCCCAGTTCGCGGTGAACACGTCAGCCACGAACCCATCCAGAATTTTCACGGCATCGTCTGCCGTCATGCCGAGATCTTGCAGCGTCCCCTTCATCCCGTCGATCCACTTCGAGACAAAATAGGTTTTGCCGTCGCTCCCCGTCCGCACAAAACTTTCCGGCACGTCCTTGCCCAGTTCCCGGTAGAGCGTGTTGGCAATCGCTTCGGTCTGGGCTTGTGTCGGGTTGCTGTATTCCTTGACGTAGTACTTGACGCCTTTGCTGTCTACGAAAACGCCACCCACGTTCGATCCCTTGGCTTCCCCCACCTTGTTAGCCAACAAGGAATCCATCCAGGCCGGTCCCGTCAGGGGATCCGGTCCTGTTTTTAGCGCGGGGATACCGCCGACGCCCGGGACCGGGACCAACCCACAGCGGCAATTCGGGTGGGCAGTCGGGCGCAGGATCGGTTGTGCGAGTCCTTTGGGGATCAGAAGAGATTCAAACGCCCCGCCCAGCTCCCGTTCCTGCCCATTCAGATCCGCACAGATCGCACAGGCACCGATCTGCACGGTGATCCAGCGTTTCTTGGCGTTGGTTCCCAGCAGGTTTTTCTTCTGGGCTTGCCCCCACGCGGCTTCCGCTCCCGCTGAGAGGCTATCGATCACCTCCGTGCGGGCGATCGTCATGGCTCGCCGCCGGATGTATTTTTTGCGGAGACGGTCCCCGGCTTTGGTTTTGTTCGCAGCGGACAGATTAGGAGACAGGTTGGCTTGGTGGTGTTCCCAAGCAATCGTCTGGGGCCGATTCATCCCCACGATCTGCCGGATCTGCTTCGCGGCATCTCGCGGGGGGATCCCCTTCGCGATAGACGCCGTGATCGCTTGACGCACCGCCAACTTGGTTTCGTCAGTTACCTTGCGGACACGATCGCCCGCAAACTTCGCTGCCCAGCGTTGTGCGGACTTGCTCTTGGCGTCAAATCCAAACCCCGTCCGGGGCTTAGGACCGGAGCCGGTTGACTTGGTCGGCACCGAGTGTCCCCCCACGCACCAGATTGGATTTGATGGATTCGCGCACGGGTGTCATCGACTCGCGCACGCGGCGATCCGGCACCACGATCCGCATCGCGCCGTCGATGTCCTGCCGCGCCAGGGCCAAGGTCAATTGATCCAGATCCACCGCTGCGGCAAGTCGATCCGCTGCGCGGACCACCTCCCGTTCAAACCGGGGTTCCAAACGATCGGCCAGATCCGTGATCGTCGTGAGATCTTTTTGATCGCTCATTCCTCCTCATCCTCTTCGACCTTGATGATCTCTTCGGTGGGGGGTGGGAGTTGGTCCGGTTCCCGACTGATCTCCAGTTTCTCTTCGTCAGCCGTCACCCCATACCGCGCCCATCCGCCTTCCGTCATGATCGCCCAGAACGTCTGGTACGAAATCTCGCCCGCTTGCAGCGTTGCCAAGGCGGTCTGAATCTCTTGCGGGGAGGCTTTAACTTGCAGAAAGTCCTTGTTGAGCTCGACTTTCACCGGCACATCGGCTGGCGCGGCTTCCAGCCCATCCCACCATGACATGGTTTGCAACGCCACGCGCAGTCCCTGTTCCATGGCTTGCGCCATCGTCCGCAGGGTCGCATGTTCACCGGCGTGCCGCGCTAACACCGCCGTGGCCGTCTCCTGTGCCACCGTGGGCTGCTCTTCCAGAAGTTTGGCCCCAAGGGTGGCCATCTGATGTTGCTTGGCTAACAGAGCTTTTTCCAACGCCCCCATGCCCGCCCCAGTAAATTCCACCATGCCGGCTTTGCCTTCTTTTTCGAGGATCCACACGGTGCTGGGGCCGATGTTCAAGGTTTCAACGTCCTCCCCTGCGCCCTTCATCCCTGAGACGTAGGGCGTGGGCAGCGACACCAGATCCAGTCCCTGTCCGTGCTCGCACGTATTGCGCCACTTCGACGCATTGAGATTCGCCAGATCCCGC